ACAGCCCCAGGCAGTCAACTACGGTGGTCTTGCTAGTTTGTTGGAACCTAAACTTACTGAGAGGCGGCGACTTTCGCTGTTGTGACATGGATGAAATTCTCGCTCAGTTGTTCCCGCAAGCACCGTCCTACTTTCCCGGTCTGTTAGGGCAGGAGCAGGCTAATCTACTTCAGCAACAAGCCCAGCGACAGGGTTTGCTTGGTATCGGCATGGGGTTGTTGCAAGCCGCAGCCCCGTCAACTACTAGGCCGAGTCTCGGTGCTGGTATCGCGCAGGGGTTGGCGACTGGTCAGCAGATGGCGCAGAACGTCTATGCTCAGCGGCTGCAAGAACAGCAGATCGCGCAGAAGCTGGCAGAGCAACAGCGAGCATTGCAAGAGCAAGAAGCAGCAAGATCGTTGATGCCGCAGATCCTTCGTGCCGGAGCGCAGGCTCCTACCATTTACGGTGAGCGCACTGCATTCCCGATGCGGGATGATGAAGGCAACCTACTTCCTGGCGCTGCTATGCAAACGGGTCAACCGCAGATCGACCCCAATGTTCTGCAAGCCTTGTTGACTCGCGCTCCTAGTGTTGCCGCTAAAATCTTGCCTGCACTAGAAACATTCCGCAAATTTACTGCTCCAGAACAAATCAAACTCGGCGCCGAAGAACGGTTGTTTGAGCGCACTCCGACTGGCGCATTGCAAGAAGTTGCCGCTGGCGCAGGAAAGTTTAAATTTGAAAAACTTCCTGATGGGACTGTCATTCAAGTCGATCCAACTGGCAGGGCCGAGCCAAAGGTTGTGTGGACTGCTTCTACTGCGCCGAAGTTGGCTGACTCTGGGTTGATTTACGCCCAAGTCAATTTTGGCAAGACCACAAATCTCAGCCCTGAACAATTGTCAGAAGCGTTTAATTTCCAACAGCAACCTAGTCCAGCACAATTGATGGATTTGGCACTGAAAGCTGAAGCAATCAAAGCAGAAACTGGGCAAGACCTTACCGGAGAGATTCGTTCACTTGGACGTAGAGTATTGGGCGGCGCTCCTGCTCAAGTTGCTGCTCCTGCTCAAGCTGCTCCTGCGGTGGCTCAGCCTGTACCGTCAGCAGTGGCTCAACCGGTTGCTGGCGAGCCTGCATTCGTTCAAGCAAGTGTTGATAACCCTTCCGTAAGCAACCTGAGTGTTCCGCTTAAATTTAGGAATGAACTCAAAGCCGCTCAGCCAAAAGTGTTGGGTGCTACGGTTCAATCTGTCCGAGACATTAGAGATTTGCGTGATACCGCTCAAAAACTGCTTAACAATGAGCAAGGGTTGAGACAAGCGGTCGGTTTGGGTGGCGAAATGATGGCAGCAGTCAAAGGTTCGGCGGCTGCTGACGCTGCTGCTCAACTTGAAAATCTCCGTAATCGGTCTTTCACAGCTGGATTGCAAGCACTTAGGAACGCATCTCCATCAGGCTCAGGGGTTGGCGGCGTAACAGAACGAGAGGGTGCTAGGTTTGAAAATATTCAAGCGAACCTCAGCCAGTCGCAAAGTTTTGACGCTATCCGAGAACAACTTAGGCAACTTATTGTTGTGTCAGACGAGAGTCTAGGGTTGCTGCGTAATTCGTATGAATCTGATTTCGGCCCAAACAGAACGCTAAGCACAGTGTTTGAAACAAGAGTTGTTGTTGAGCCTGAGAAGCGTAGGTCTTTGCGTGAAATTTGGAGGTAATCATGGCTAGTTTGTCAGAAAAGATTTCCTCTGCTCGGGCTCAAGGTTACTCGGACGCTGAAATTGTCCAGTTTATTACCGACAACAACCTATCGTCGAAAGTAACAGAGTCAATTAAAACCGGGGCGTCTCCAACAGAAATCCTTGACGCAGCAACTGCTGGCAGGCCAACGCTAGAACGTGCAGGTCGCATTCCTGGTCTTGCAGCGCGAGGAGCATTGCCTATTGCTGCTGGTGCAGCGATTGGTGCTCCGTTTGGCACTCCCGGTATGCTTGCTGGAAGTCTTGCTGTTCCTGCGGCTGAGGCACTTACGCAGCTTTACAACATGATTGCCCCGCAGAAATATCAAATTCCAACGCCAATGCAGGGCATCGAGTCGCTTGGGACGATGATTGGTTTGCCAAAAGCTGAGACATTGCCTGAGCAAATGATTCAAGCTGCTGGCGGTGGTGTTGCGGCTCCAATTGCACAGATCCCTGGTGCTGCAAGGCTTGCAACCACTGCTATCACTCCAACGGGCCGAGAGGTTGCTCGAGTTGCTGCTGCTCAACCGTCCGCACAAATTGTTGCCGGTGGGGTCGCCGCTCCTGTTGGTGAAGCAGTTGGCGAGGTTACGGAGTCGCCAGTCGCCGGAATGATTGCCAGTATGCTGACTGGAGGTGCTGTTGGCGCCAGAAGGGGCGAGCAAGAGGTTGCCCCGACTCGTGCCGCTGTTCGTACAGAATCGCAAAACGCATATGATCGAGCAACGCAAGCCGGTGTGATTGTTTCGCCTAATAGTTTGCAGAATGCTGTGCAAGGCATCACCCAGCAAGTAACAAATGCTGGGTTTGATGCTGGTTTGCATCCTCGTGTTGCAGCAGTATTGAATAGACTGCAACAAGAAGGGCAGCAACCACGAACATTGGATGAGCTTGAAATCCTTCGCCGTGTTGCGTCTGGTGCGGCGGCATCAAATGAACGAGATGAACGTAGGCTAGGACGGATTATTGTTGGTCAAATTGATAGGTATGTAAACAATCTAGGTGCTCCTGACCTTGTTGCTGGTAATCAAGCCGGAATTGGAGAACTTCGCACTGCTAGGAATTTGTGGAGTCGCAACGCAAAGGCAGATGTGTTCGAGCAGATGGTAGATCGCGCACAGACCACTGGCGGCAGTGTATATACACAATCAGGCTATGAAAACGCATTGCGCGGAGAGTTTCGCAGACTAGCAAACAATGACACCCGGATGCGGCAATTCACTGCTGACGAGCAAGCGGAAATTAGGCAGATTGCTCGTGGAGGAAACATTCAAAACATTTTGAGAATTGTTGGGAAGTTCTCTCCGACGAGTGTTATCGCTGCACCATTGTCTGCTGGTACTGGTTACGTTGTCGGGGGGCCTGCTGCTGCTGTGGCTTTGCCTGTTACTGGGTTGGCTGCTCGTAGAGCGTCAGAACAAATGATGCAACGACAGGTTGATGATTTAATCAACCAGATTTTGATGGGTAGACCGCTTCAACGTGGCGAGCCTACAATGTTCAACATTCCTGCTGCTGGCCGTGGATTGTTGGCTCCGCAGGTTGAGGTGGAATAATGGCAAAAGTAAAAATCAGCGAGTTCGACACCAATCCAGACAACAACACTGATATTGACAACATCAATATCGCTGAGAACTGCCCTCCGGCGAACATCAACAATGCCATCCGCGAGTTGATGGCGCAGTTGAAAGACTTCCAAGCTGGCAATCAGGCATCGAACCAACTCCTAGCCGCCGGTGGCGGGACGGGCCTATCGTCATCTGGTACGTCTGGCAATGTCCTGACCTCTGACGGTAGCGGGTGGGTATCGTCTGCGCCTAACTACGTTCCGACTGGTGGCATGGTGATGTGGGGGACTGCATCTGCTCCGACGGGCTACCTGCTCTGTAACGGCTCTGCTGTGTCGCGGTCTACCTATTCGGCGCTGTTTGCGGTAGTCGGTACGGCATTTGGATCTGGTGACGGGTCTACTACGTTCAACCTGCCAGACTTCCGAGATCGATTCCCTGTAGGTGCTGGCACGACGTACAGTGCTAACTCAACTGGTGGTAGCAAAGACGCAATCGTTGTCAGCCACACTCACACTGGAACGACTGATTCTAACGGCGCTCACCAGCACCTTGTCGTTGCAAACTCTGGCAATACTGGTGCGCCGACGCCAGGAGCAGGCCCGTCTGTTGATGGCAGCAACTCAGTCAGTGCGTTCGCGTGGTCGGCTAACTCTGAAAGCTATATTCTTGCTGGAACGACTGGTGTTAATGCTGGATTGTCTAGTTCTGCTGGAGCGCATACGCACACCTTCACGACAGGCTCAACCGGATCGTCTGGTACGAATGCTAATCTACCGCCATACCTGGGTGTCTACTTCATCATCAAAACATGACAACCGCAAACGAAGTCGAGGCGCAGCTAATGACGCATGAACAGGTTTGCGCTGTCCGCTATGAGGGCATCAACGCTCGTCTCAAGCGTCTTGAGCAGATACTGATTGGGACTGCTGCGTTTATCATTGCGCTGTTGCTTGGGCTTGTTATGAAGGTGTGAGATGGTAGAGATCGCGGTCGCGCTTGCTGCTGCACAGGCTGCGGTCGCAGGTATCAAACAAGCCATCCAGGTCGGCAAAGACGCAAAGGAGTGTCTAGGCGAGTTCATGCAACTGTTTGACGCGCAGGATCAGATCCAGAAAGCGTCAACAGATGAACGAGCAAAGCTGCCGGAGCAACAGCAGAAGTCTGCAATGTCAGAGGCTCTAGAGTCCGTCATTGCTGCGAAGAAAATCCGCGACATGACCGATGAGTTGAAGCAGTACCTCATCTGGTCAGGACAGTCTGACATCTGGGATGAGATCCAACGGGAGCGCAACGCTATCATCCAGAAGCGCAAAGCTGCTGAGTTGGCGGCAAAGAAGAAGGCCGAGGAAGATGCCGAGCTACGTCTTAAGCAGCGGAAGGAGCGAATGCTGCTGGCTGTAGTGCTAGGGATCGGCGGCATCATCTTCTACCATTCTGTCGCTTATATTTGGTCGTGGTATCAGGCGAATCAATGAAGTATCTCGCTGGTGCTATGTTCTTTGTTGTAGTGCTGATGGCAACGCTTGCAGGGATAAGCCGATGAACACAGAACAGATTGAAGTCAGAACGTGGTCGGTGGTGGTGCTGACGCTGAACTTTATTCTGTTCGGCAGTGTTGCAGCCATCCTCTATGCGGTGATGTTCGTCGAGCATGACCTCGAGCGCATCAGCCCTATCGACCAGCAGTTTCTAGCCATCCTGAAAGACATCATGCTGCTGTGTATCGGCGCCGTTGGTGGGTTGGTAGGCCGGAAGGGTGCCTATGCTGCGGCTAACTTTGTTGCAAAGGAAAAAGATGATGCTTCCACTCGGCCCACTCCTTGACATTGGCGGCAAGATTCTTGATCGAGTCTTGCCTGACCCTGCTGCTGCTGAAGCTGCCAAACGGGAGCTTGCAAAGCTAGAGCAGGACGGTGAACTGGCGAAGATGGCTCAGCAGACAAAGCTGTTTGAGTTGAACGTCGAGAACACGAAGTCCGCACGAGAGATGCAGGTAGCCACCAGGAGCCGCATCCCTGCTGTGCTGTCTATCGTCACCGTTGCTGGGTTCTTTGGCCTGCTGATCGGTTCTGCGCTGGGGTACATGAAATTAACTGGCAGCGATGTAATGATGCTGCTGCTGGGTGTCCTGGCTCGAGAGACTGCCAGCGTGTACAACTTCTGGTTGGGTTCGTCCAACTCCAGTCAACAGAAGGATATGCTCAAGAAATGAACTCGAACTGGGACAACGCACTGAAAGCTGTTCTTCATCATGAAGGCGGGTTCGTGAACCATCCGTCCGATCCTGGTGGCATCACCAACCTTGGATGTACAAAGAACATCTGGGAGGAGTGGTGCGGTAAGCCTGTCACTGAACAGGATATGCGCGATCTTCAGCCGGACGACGTTGCCCCGCTCTACAAAACCAAGTATTGGGATCGGGTGAAGGGTGACGATCTGCCAGCAGGGATCGATTTCTGCGTGTTTGACGCATCAATCAACTCAGGTGTTGGCAGAGCCTCCAAGTGGCTGCAAGAGTCTGTTGGAGTTCAGCCTGATGGGGTTATCGGGCCGATGACGCTGCGAGTTGCACAGGCAATGGCGCCGAATGACCTTGTGAACCTGTACTGCGACAAGCGGCTGGCGTTCCTGAAAGAACTCAAGACCTGGGATGTGTTCGGTAAGGGCTGGGAACGGAGGGTGGAAGAAGTCCGCTCCCATGCGCTCACAATGATCGCAAAAGCCGGTTGATGTACCACTGAGCTTTTTCGAGATCCTCTCTGCCGTTCTTCTTCTTCCACCGCCAGAGATACTTGATTGCGTTTCCAGTGCAGAAAGCCTCCATGCCTTGCAGTCCTTCCGTAGCGACTGCAATGGCATCGATGCACTCAACAGCACCTTTATAGTGGTCGGGGTTGGTAGGGTCAGAATGGTGCGTCATCTCGTGCCTTCGGTTCAGCCAGTGTTGCCCATCCATCCCAGCCGACAGGAACTGACTCCATCTTGAGAGTCAAACCTTTAGCGGTTTGCATGACAACGCCGATCTTCTGCCAGCGTTTTTTTTCCTCTCCCTGCTTGTTTGTGTAGGTTCCGGTGCTTGCGATTACTTCGTATGCGATGGGCATAGTTTTTCCATTAGGTTGTTGACTTCAGACAAAAACTCTTTGACCTTGCTCTCAAACTTCTCGATCTCCTCCTCTGTCGGCTGGAACCGGACTACAAACAACCGAAGATGCTCCGGGAACCTGTCGTCGAACGACACAAAGTCCACCCACTTCCTGCCGGTACAGCTAAGTTGAGCCAGCATCTGCGGGACGTACTTTGCCGGAGGTTTGCCGCTCTGGATGTAGTCTAGGTGTGTCGTTGACCGCGGGCACTTGATCTCCACCAGACCGTCAGACCCAACCAGGGCATCAGGGCTGGCACCAAACCAACGGATCAGCGGGTGCTTGACAAACCCAACATCGTCCGTTAATTCGTAACTCGCTTGATACGCAGCCCTTGCAAGCGGCTCAACATCGATCCCCCGTTGCATATCTGCGTTAACAAACGAGTCCTGCGCTCGACCCGTCAGTCGCTCCGTGACCAGTTGGGTCAAGTAGCCTTTCCTTGCTTGAGTGTCCTTGCCTGCAAGGATGTCGCTGGCTCGAGAGCCTGTCGCATGACCCAGCCTGTCCTGAAACCATTGTTCTGTCCGCTGTTCAGTCATGGACGTACTCCAAAACCCGTTGAAACCGTCCAGAAGCGGCTTTCCTGCGTCCGGTAGGCATCAGGTAGCCTTTCCTCACCAGCGGCGCTATACGGGGCGTTATCGTGTTGAGCGGGAGTCCTGGCAGACGCTTGGCTAGTTCGTCTGCGGTCAGACCCTTCTTTGCGTTCCTGAACTCGGCCAGCACAACCATCTCAAGTCTGTTGGCATCGACGCTGCCTGCAGCCTCGTGGCTGGTTTGCGGGTCGGTGTTGCGAGCTAGTCCGGGCCAGTTCATGCTTTCACCCATGACTGATGGGGGATCGGGAACTTGGGAGCGTGAAAGAACTTCCGCAGGATCAGCGTGTCGGGGTTGTAGAAGGCACCAGGGTTGATTGATTTGATCTGGGCGATTGTTACCTCCAGTTCTTTGTTGTCGTGTTGGTAGTCGCGTCCGACTCGAGCGGCGGCTCGGAGCATGGCACGTTGTTGGTCATTCAGCAGGATTGCGGGTTGCATCATTTCACCTCCATGAGTTCGTTTTTGCGTTTGTTCTTAGCTGCTTCGATCAGATTCATTGCCTCAGTACCTTGATGGGCTTTGTAGGCATGACCATAGATCGTCTTAAGTTCGTCTAACGTGGCGCATTTCATCAACTGGTTGACGTACGGTGCTGGGTCGAGTGTTGGGCGTTTTGCCGCGGCGTTACCGTCATCGTCCTCTGGAGCTATGCCGCACGCTGCCATAAGGCTATACCTGCGGGCGTATGAAAGCGCCGAGCCGTAGCCCTGTGGGTCTTGCTTTGCAGCAGGAACGTGGAGCTTACCGCCCGACAATGTTTCGCCAGACTCGTGAACGAATACGGTCTCGACGATCACACCGTCCTCGCACTCGTGCGTCTGCTGCATGAGCATGATGCCGTTCCCGTTCAACCCGTCAATAACAGCTTCTACGCAGGCCGCAAGATCAGCGTATCTGCTTTTGAAGTGCGGGTTTGTGGAGGATTTCAACGCAGGCCCGAAAGCCTTCTGTGCCTTGACCAACGATGATGCGATCTGTTTCATATGTCCCTCGATATTTTTGCCATTTGGTTACGTATTGTTCCTGTTCGCTCGGTGGTGTCCAACCGAATCGTCGCCACGTTTGCTGCACATCTGTAGCGACGCCGGGAGTCCACTTGAAGTCTAGATTTGTGAGATGAGTTGCCAAACAAGGTCTCCGATGGTTGAGGTTGAACCGATACTCCAATCGACTGCTGTGATGCCGAGGACTACTCCTGCTGCGATGATTGCGAGATGTTTCATTTGCAAGCCTTGTATGCGAGTTTGGAGGACTGCTTCCAGGTGTCGAACTGCTTCTCTGCCAGTTCCTGAATGCGCTGCTTGAACTTTGCTTTCGCATCCTCACCGTTCCAGACCATCGTGATGATGTCGTCTGTCGTCAGGTCGGTATGAACGTCTAGGTCGCCCCAGACCTGGATGATTTCCTTGACTGACGCCGAGTCGAGCCAGCAGGCAATCTCGTCGCTCTCCTGCTCTTGCTGACGCTCGAGACTGTCGTCGTAGTTGTCCTCACGAATCCAGTACAAGTCCATTTGTGCCTCGGTTGTTGTTTGTTGACGGTGAAAGAATAGTACAGTAGATTCCACCTAGAGGTCAGGCAAAACGTTCCATTTTTTACAACTTTTACAATTTGAGGTTGCGATGACACCGAATGACGCGATCAACCTAGCCGCTGCACTGGTTGGCACGAAGGGGCGGTTGTGTGAGCAGTTGCAGGTCAGCAAACAGGCAATAAACGGGTGGAAAACTCGGGGGGTGCCGATCAAGAGGGCTTTGCAGATTCAGGAGTTGACGGGCGGGGTGGTCAAGCTAGGTGATCTGTGTCCGCAGTACGCCAACATCGATGTGCAGATCGAAAATGTCTAGCCTGACTGCTAGGTCGAAGGCATTGCTTACAGAGCAGGGCTATCAGGTGGCATTGGTCGAGCACTACAACAGCTTCACAAAGCGCAAGCACGACCTCTGGGGCTGCATTGATCTGCTGGCAATCGGTCACGGCGAGACGGTAGCAATCCAGGTGACAAGCAAGTCGAACCTGTCTGCTCGTCGGCACAAGATCGAGGAGGCCGAGGCTTACCCTGAGATGCTGCGTTCAGGGTGGCGGGTGGTGCTGCATGGGTGGTTCAAGGAAGGCAACCGTTGGCAACTGAAAGAAGTGGAGTTATGAATGAGCTGGCTCTTTTCGCAGGCGCTGGTGGAGGAATACTCGGAGGCCACCTCCTTGGATGGCGAACCGTCTGTGCAGTCGAGTGGGAGCCATACGCAGCTTGCGTACTTGCAGCCAGACAAAATGACGGACTTCTCCCGCCTTTCCCGATTTGGGATGACATTCGCACCTTTGACGGTAGACCGTGGCGAGGCATTGTTGATGTCGTATCTGGCGGGTTTCCATGCCAAGACATCTCAATCGCAGGCAGGGGAGACGGACTTGACGGGGAGCGATCAGGACTTTGGCGAGAAATGGCGCGGGTGGTTGGCGAAGTTCGACCCCGTTACGTCTACATTGAGAACAGCCCAATGCTCACTATTAGAGGAGGAACCAGAGTCATTGCAGACCTTACCTCGCTCGGGTATGACACGCAGTGGGATGTTATGGGCGCGGCAGACGTTGGTGCTCCGCACCAGCGAGACAGAATCTGGATTGTGGCGCACACCACAAGCGCAAGAAGGTATGAGAGGAGCATACCAATCAAGGGAGGCGATGGACGCTCACATCAAGAGGGGTCATCAAATTTCATTGAGCAACCAGGTAAAACATCCTCACTTGTGGCCGACTCCAACGGTTCATGGCAATTACAACCGAAAGGGTTTGAGCAAGACAAGCGGGGATGGACTTGCAACAGCGGTGATGAAATGGCCGACGCCGACAGCGCACAATGCAAAAGAGACGAACGCACCAAGCGAACATTCGCGCAACACGCCAACATTGACGGCACAAGCTGGTGGAAGTCTGAACCCAACGTGGGTCGAGTGGCTAATGGGGTGGCCGCTAGGGTGGACAGACTTAAAGCCATTGGAAATGGACAAGTTCCAGCAGTGGCAGCAGCAGCATGGGGTGTATTGAAATGATCTTCACACTAGCGCACGACACTGCCCGCCAGAGGGCTGTAGAAGCCGTTAAAACCGCTCGGCATGGCTGGGTGGTACGGATAGAGCCACCCAACAGAACAAGCGCCCAGAACTCGTTCTATTGGGCCACACTGTCAGCGATCAGCGAGCAGATACGTCCGCAGGGTCAGGCGCACGATCAGGATGTCTGGCACGCTTACTTCAAGACTCGGTACTTGCCTGGGAGGATGTTGGAGTTGCCCAACGGTCAGGTGATGGAGGCAGAGCCGACTACAACAGGGCTGACGAAGGCACAGTTTTCCGACTACGTTGAGCAGGTATTGGCATGGGCGATCAATCACGGGTTGACGCAGACGGACGAGATGTCTGTTTTGCGTGCGGCGAACGACACGACAACGCAAGACTCGTCACTCTCCCTGATTGCTCCATAGTCGGACTACAGTCCAAGGCTTACACGATCTACTGTGAGGCTCAAACTGTGTTGTCTTGGACAAAGCCTAAACGGACGGAGTATCTCGAGCGTGTTGAAAAGGCTCGAGGCATAGCAGGCAGGGAAGAACTGGCGAAGGAGATT